TCCGTTGTATGTGATCTTTTTTCCCGCGATAGGCTTCTCGGGAAGGACAGCCTTCCGAACGATCAAAGTGAGATCGATCTCAATCAGGAACCCGTCGACCTGCAAGGGCATCGAGTTCGATTCGTTAGAAGGAATACAAGAGAGGCTCTCTCCATCATAGGTGAAGGAGGGGTCGTCGTGATCTTTCTCGAATTCGGAAAGGGCGGAATCTAGGAAGGCTTTCAGACCCATGTCGGGCCTCGAAAGTCAACTTCCTCTCGGTACCGAGAGAATTCAGAGTGAGTTGTAAAACTCGACGAGAGGCTGAAGCTCCGTCCGGTATGAAGCTTTCATCTCGGGAGTCCAAAAATCGGAGGATTGCTGTTTCGCGAAGGTGACAAAGTCGCGGATCCCGCGGATCACTGAGCGATTAGGGGCGGAGGTCTGTCGGAGTGTCGGGTCTGCTAGTTGTTGCCTGATTTCGGCGCGGAATTGGGAAATACTGTATGGGCCTTGCTTCTTCTTCTCTGCGTAGTGATTAAGCCAGAAGTTTTGTCTATCAGGGGAGAGAGCGGCGACCTCGATGTGAGTCGAGAAGGAGATGTCGTCTCGCCGTCGTGAGGGTTCTATCGACCGACAGACCCAAGCCGCGGTTTGGATCGTGGTCTTCTCGAACTCACTTGAATCGATAAACTCTTTCACCGCTTGAGGCCAACGGGATAAACCAAACGCGGCGAGGTCTCCGAGGTACCAGAGAATCTTTCGGGTTCCTTGTGCGAGCTCTAGGAACTGGTCTCGCCATTCCTCGAGAGAGATGTTCTTTCTGATCGAGATAGCGGTGATCGAAGCACCGTCGACAATTGGTGGAACTGGTTTATCACTCATAGGATCGTCGTCGGACATTTACGCTTCGAGCGGTTTCTCGTTGGGCGTCTGTCCGCATGTGTCGCGAAGGAGGAAGCCCAAGCGATCGAGAGATCTGTATGCATTGCTTCGAGACCGCTGCTTTTGTAACACCGCATCTTTGTGCGACCTGCGCCATCGATGAGCCTTCCATATAGCCGATTCCCGATGGAAGGACGAGCTTCAGGCATTGAAGAGTTAGTCTCGGATTCTTGGAGTCGTCCAAAAGGAGGACGAACTTCTCGATCAAACCGACCGCTTGAGAAGTTTCTTCCTCAAGTGGTTCGATGTGATCAATGGGGTCGTCGATATAGGATGCGGCGTTTGTCTCTGCTGCGTCGGCGAAAGGCGTCGTCATTCTTTAATCAGTGGGTTGACATTACAGTTGAACACAAGCGGAAGTCAAACTTCTCGATCATGCCAAAAGCAAAAAACCCTCGAGGCCGTCCAAGGACACAAAAACAATCCTATTGCACGAGTCTTTCGCAAGCCGCTGCGCAAACCGGGATCCCGATAGAGACGATCCGGAAGCTCAAGCAAAAAGGGGCGGAAGGGTTCAGGCATTCGCGGATCTATCCCGACGAGCTTCAAGCCTGGATCGCTGCGAACAAGGAGGAGTTCATCGAGTCCGGTATCACGGGAGACGAGACTGACGAAAAGAAGGCTCTTCTTCTCCGGAAGCTAGAAGCCGAGGCTGAACACATCGAGACGAAGGTCGCGATCCTTCGCCGAGACTTCATTCCCTTCGCGGAGGTTAAAGAGCTCGTGACGTCGATCGTCACAAAAATGAAATCGACGATCTATCAATTCCAAGTCCGCGAGAGCCCCGCTCTCCTGAGAGGTCTCGACGCGGATCAGATCCGAACCATTCAAAAAAGGCGATTCGATAATCTATGCGAGGTGATGAAGGAAGTTCCGGAGACATTGGAGGAGCTTGGCGTCGCTCACTTGGAAGAGTCTGGATAGCTGCCTGGGAGCCTCCCGATTCTCGTCCCGTCTATGAATGGGCCCGGGAACATATTAAGCTTCCTGCGGTCTATTCGATTACGGGGAATTTCAATGTGGACATTTCGCGCCATCTTCTTCGACCTTTCGAGAGTCTTCAAAATGATTCGGTGCGGTCGGTGACGGTGCTCAAACCGACCCGCGGAGGAGGGACGATGCTCGCGGATATGTGGGTTCCGTGGCTCGTTGCGAACGATCCCGGCCCTCTCATGTGGAACATGCAGACCGACAAGATCGCCGAGGATCACGCGGAAACTCGAGCGATGCCGATCCTCGAGCAATGCAAGCCGACGAAGGATCTCTTCCCAAAGGACAAGAACAAGAAACGGAAGACCGAGGTGATCTTCGCAAACGGAATGCCGATCTATATCCAAGGGCCCTCGATCGGCAATCTTCAATCAAAGGGGATCCGGTATCTCATAAACGATGAGATTTGGATCTGGAAAGAGGGGAGACTCGCCGACGCGAAGGCCCGAGTCGCCGACTTCGAAGAAATCCAAAGCTCGACGATCTTGAACGTCTCACAAGGCGGCTTCGAAAACGATGACCTCGACATCGAATGGAAGGCTTCGATGCGTCACGAGTGGATGATCACTTGCTTGAAATGCGATCACAAAATGATTGTGAAATGGTCGAATTTCCGGAAGGACGGTTCGAGATGGGGTATCGTATGGGACGACGACGAGACGACAAAGGACTCCCGGGGCGAATGGATCATGCCGAGAGTCCTCGAGAGCGTCCGCTTTGAGTGCGAGGAATGCGGACACGTTCACTCCGACACCCCGCGGACTCGCCAGGAGTGGAATCGTCTCGGCGACTACAAGGTAATCAATCCCGACGGTAACCCTCGGGTTCACGGTTTCCATTGGCCGTCGATGATTCATCGTAATTTCACGAAGCTTGTCGACAAGTTCCTGCGATCGAAGGAAGCCTTCAAGAGAGGATCCCTTGAGCCGCTTCAAGAGTTCTTTCAGAAGGAAATGTCGGAACCTTGGTCAGAGATGGCGGCATTCGAGCCCGAAGCTCAATCCGCTGCGATCTATGAGGTCGCTAGCGACTGGGAAGAGGAGAAGGTTCGCTTCCTTACCGTCGACGTTCAGCAGGAATCAGAATTCTATTATGTGGTGAGAGCTTGGGGCTTCAAGGAGTCCCGTCGGCTCGATTATGGGAGGCTTTTCTCCTACGACGACATCGATCGGATCTCAAAAGAGTTCAAGGTCGCTCCGAATCGGGTACTCATAGATTCAGGGTATGACGCTCGAGAGGTTTATCACCATTGCTGCAAGTTTGGTTGGATCGCCCTCAAAGGGGAGGACGTTGAACACTTTATGCACCCCGTAAAGCGAAACGGGCGGACCGAATACGTCCGGAGGAGCTATGCCAAGCTTTCAAGCGGGGATCCTGAGAGCGGTCAAAAGCATCAAGGGCAACGATTTTGCAAGCTCGTAAGGTGGTCTAATCCAATGTTGAAGGATCGACTTCAAAGGCTCCGAGACTCCAAGGGGGCCAAGTGGCACAATTCGAGAATCAAGACCGACGAGGAAGAGCTAGAGTATGATCGCCAACTTCGGGCGGAATATAGGACATACGTGAAGGATAAGAACGGACGGCGAAAGAGAATTTGGAAGTGTCCGAGCGGGAATAATCATTTTTTCGACTGCGAAGTTCAGCAGGTTCTCGGCGCGACTCTCGCGGACGTTCTCGTTGATACGATCGACGACGGGACCTGAGTTTGACTCCGATCAAGTTGACAAATGGCTTTCAACCCTTTTGTCGGATGGTCTCAAACCAAGCTCGAGTCAGCTCTCGCGGACGCTCAACAGGAGTTCGCGGAGGGGAAGTCTCTCGCTAGCGTGTCCGCTGGTGACGGATCCGCATCGAAGGCGATCCAGATGACACCGACGACGCGGATCCGGAAAATCCTCCTTGCTCTTCATCGTCTCGATCCCGTGACGTATCCGATCGCCGACATCGTTCCAACGACGACGACCCACGTCTCTTTTCCTCATGCCCGCTCTTAAAACTGCAAAGCAGATCGCCGCAAAAGGTCCCCTCAAGAAAGGCCAAGTGATGACCGCTCGGCCATACAAGGTTGTCGATCGGAGAGCGTCTCAAGGATTCTTGGGAGGTGGCTCGGATCAATTGTATGAGGCGTCTAAATATTCGAGCGTGCGTCGGCAGATTCAAGGAGTCGCAGGAGACACTCATCGCAGTATTTCGACCGCGGGACGGACTCAGATTATGAGCTATGGTCGATGGCTCTTCGCCAACTTCCCATCGATCGAGGGAGCGATTCAAGAGCAAGCATCGATCGCGGTCGGATCTTGGTTTCCTAGATACGAGGGCAGAAACAAAGAGTGGGGGCGTGTCGCTGAACAGTGGCTCGTCGACTGGGAAGAGGTCATGTGTGTTTCGGGCTCTTGGTTCGACGGTGATCTCTTTCGTGAGCTCCTTCTCTATTCGGTCTTGGTAGACGGGGAGCTCGGGATCCTTCTCACTCAGACCGAGGCAGGCTTCCCGCAAATTCAAATGTGGATGAGTCACTTGATCGGGCAGGATCTCACGGGCTTCGAACAGTCGGAGCCTTCGTCGGTGATCGATGGGGTCGTTGTTAACTCATATCGACGACCCCGAAAGTATCTTCTCAAAGCCGCGGACAAGTCGAAAGCGGTCCCCGCGTCGGACTTCATTCTTGCCTATTGCCCTACCCGTCCCGATCAAGTCCGCGGAGTCTCGAAGCTTGGATCGTCGATCTATGATTGGCAAGACATCGCCGAAGCTCGTCGCTTTGAGCTCATCGCGCAAAAGGCTTGCTCCGCTCACGCTCTGATCGAACACAACGAGACAGGCGAAGCGGACGAGACGAAATCGGTGATTCAATCCGAGGCGACCTTCAACACTGATTCCAGTCTTGCGACTCCTTCGGTCGAGTCCCTCGAGGGGGGAATCTACAAATACTTTGCCGCGAAGTCCGGATCTCGTCTTGAGGCGTTCAAGTTCGATCGACCCGGGGCGAATGTTCAGAACTTCCAAAGGGAGATTGAGACGCACGCCTTCCGCGGTCTCGAGTGGGATCGAGGCTTCACGCTCGACTCTTCCCGAATCAATGGAACCTCGATCCGAGTGATCGTCGATCGAATCAATCGGACAGTCGCCAAGAGGCAAAAGCTCGTTCGCAAAGTGATGCGTCGGATTCATTCCTACGCGATCGCGAAAGCCATCGAGAGCAATCTCCTTCCGTTCGATCCGGACTGGTATCGGTGGGGCTACCAGGTGCCCGCGGTTATCACGCCAGACCGAAAACATCAGTCCGACGTCGATCTACAAGAGTACGAGAACGCATTCACCACGATGCAAGACCTTTGTGCCAAGCGAGGGAAGCGATGGGAGGAGACTCAAGATCAATGGCTCCTCGAAAGAAAGCGGATGCAAGACCGAGCCCAAGAAGTCGGAGTGATCCTTCCCGAAAGTGAAGCCCGATCTCCGGTCGAGGGAATGACCGAGGAACAAGTCAGAGAGATTCTAAATGAAAATCAGCCCGATACAGATCCAAGCTAAAAGCGCGTCGCTTCAGGTGCATCTCCATACAGATCCTCTCTTGATCACCGAGCGAGGCTATTCGACAACGGTCGCCCATCTCCAACAATTCACACACGGATCGATTGAGCTCGTCTCGATCGAGAAAGAGACCGAGTCGGGAACCGTCGAGATCGTCGGGAACGTGGCAATCATTCCGATCAAGGGAATGATAGGGAAAGGTCTTGATGAATGGGAAAAGAGATACTTCGGGATGTGTGATGTCGACGACGTTCGGAAAGGACTTGCAGAAGCCAAGGGAGCCGAGGTCGACACGATCATTCTCGACATTGATTCCCCCGGGGGATTCGCAACAGGGGTTCACGAGCTAGCGACCGAGATCGCCGCGATGAATCAATTCGTCGTAACCTACACCGAAGGAGAGATGGCTTCCGCGGCTTATTACCTCGGCGCGGGCGCGAAGCATGTCGCCGCATCTCCGACCGCTCTCGTCGGTTCGGTGGGCGTTTACACGGTCTTGATGGACTCCTCTCAAGCGTATCGAGACGCGGGACACACGGTCGAAGTGATCAAGTCCGGAGCCTTGAAAGGAGTCGGGGTCGAAGGGACCTCTCTCACCGACGAGGCACGAGCAGAGGTTCAGGGAATCGTCGACGCTCGAGGGAAAGCCTTCCGCGAGTTCGTCGTCGCGAAC